GCTAAACCTGCATAATATTTAACAGATTTTAAAGCAATTGAATACCATGCTTTAATTATTGCTACTTGTATTTTTAATGGTGTTAGTATCATGGATATACTCTTATTTCTATTGGTGTTGAATTTAATGCTCCATCTTGACGAGCTATTGTACTATCAAATGTATAAATAAATAATAAATTTCCATCAAATCCAATAAATTTTAAAACATTAGTGTATCCACCAAGTATGTTGTTAACATCTCCTACACCACCAAATGAATACCATGTTTTTGTAGGATCCCATCCATTTGAATTTATTATTTCATATACACCTACTATATCATATCTAAATGTAATTGTTCCATCAATAGTATTTTCTAATACTGTTGCAATTGGTGGATCTTCACTTTCAGAATCTTGAGTTAATAAAGCAGTGTAAACTTTATAAGATGAGTTTCCTGACTCACCTGGAGGACCCTGTGGACCTGTAGGACCAGGAGGTCCAATTGGTAATTCTGAATTATAACATGTCATAGTTTATATAGTTTTAAGGTTGTGGTAATCTTAGTGATTCAACGTAAAATCTAATATTAGAAGAAGTTAAAGATACATTAGAATTATTATTACCTTTTACTGCAAATTCAAAATATTTTGCAGGATCTTCAAAATCTAAATCTGTAATTGTAGTAATATTGTGATAACAACCTGATGCTTTTGTAGAAGCAGATGATGCTTTCCAATCTACAAATATATTAGCTGTAGTATCTGTAATTCTTTGTACATCTACTACATATTTTATATATAAATATTCTCTACTTGTACCACCAGTATTCCACTGTAATTCATTTAATTTATTAACTATTTGATCACCTGAAGTTTGTGAATAAGGTTCTAATCTAGGAAATGGAGAAAAACCTTGTATACCAAGTTCAATATCAATGTTAATATCAGGAATAATTACTGATGATGTAGGAGTTCTATAAATAACTACTTCAAAAGTAATTCTACCAATATCTCCATTATTAGGACACAAATCTTGTGCTAAAAATATTTGAGAACCACTTGTAGTTGTTAAACTAAAAGTAGAAAGAGGATTTATAGGAGGAGCACTAAAAGGGTCAAAAGGATTATTAATAGATTTAATTATAGTAATACCATTACCATTTGCACCTGTAGCACCAGTAGCACCAATAGTTCCTGATGATTGTACTAATGAGCCTCCTGGTACATTACTAAGTGCAGGAACAAAAGTTACTCCTGGAATTGTCCAATCTAATTTTTTTACTGTAATAAGATCAGGTGATGTTTTAGCAGTAACTTGATAATAACCTCCAATATTTGAAGTACTTGAAACATTACCAATAAATATAATTTGATTTAAACTTATCCATGAATAATCAGTAACTTGTACTAATTCAGTTGAACCATCACTAGGTTGTTGAAATACATCTTCAGTTAATGTATAAGAATTTTTACCATTAATACCATTAGTTCCTGGTGCTCCTGCAGGAATACCAAAGTTAAAAGTTGCTGCACTAGAAGTACCACTATTAGTAATTGTAGGAGTAGATCCTGAAGGTAAAGCGGTAACATCACCTACTGCAATAGTTGCAGCTGTTCCAGCAGCTCCTGTTGGACCTTGTGGTCCTCTTGGTATTGTTGTTGAGTTGCAATTACAATTGCCTGAACATGAACACATATTATATGATTGATAAGTTTAATTTTGTTAAATAAAGAGTTATTTCAACAGGACCATCTGGTGGTATTGTAGCATTTTCACTTGTGGCAAAAAATAATTTTCCTGATCCAGTTAAATTATTTTCACTATTAAAAGGAGTTAAAAATAATATACCTCCTTTTGTAATAATAGAAATATTTGATTTAAACAATGTCGAGTCAAGTGAAGAACTATATATATATTGTGTAGTTCCTAACTCTAAATCTGAAGTAGCAATAGATGAATAATAAATATATCCACCTGCAAGTAAATATTGTCCTGCAGGTACATTTAATTCTATAGGTGCACTTGCTAATGTAGCAGCTTGTTCTGCTGAAATTATAGTAGTAAATGTTTGATAGTCTTCAACTATTCTATTAAGATGTACAAATCTAGCAATGTTTGCATCATTAGCACTTCTAATTGAAGGATCTACTCCTGAGTTACCTAGTATAAATTTTTCCATAATATTTTAACTGCAACCACAACCACAACCATCTGTAGTTTGATTACATAGTTTTTGAAGTTTTGTTAATAGTTTAGTAAACTCTTGAGTACCTAATGATTCTGCAGTAGCCTTTAATGCTTGCAAAATACCATCAGCAATTAGAAAATCATTGTAAGCATCTGAGTCACAATCATTACATAATTCTGCTGCTACATTTGCTGCCATCTTAGACACACAACAAGCTACATTACAATACACTACAAATTGAATTTCTGCTTGGTAAGTATTACCATCATTATCTACAACAGTATAAGTAATGTTGTAGTATCCATCTTGAAGATTAAAAACACTACCTGTAGAATCTACTGGAGTATATTCATATAATGTATATGTTGGATAAATAGATCCTTGTACAACATTTAGTACATTGTAGGTTGTAGCTTCTCCACCATTTAATGATATACTAATATTAGCTGTAGTAACATATGGAGGACCATCTACTTGATTTTTCCAAGCAGTAGAATCATCATTCCAACCTCCAGGATTGTTATTTAGATTATAAAATCCTGTTGTGTCATTGATAGTAATTTTAGTACACCCTCCAAGACAAGCAGATATAGTTGGTATTAATGCCATGTTATATTATAGGTTTTATTCTAAACAAAAATAGTGAAAAACCTAATTGTAAAACTAGGTCCTTCACTATTCTTATCTAGAGATTAATTGTTATACAGTTGGATCAGGAAAAGGAGTTACTAAATCCAAATTAGCTGGAACCCAAGCATTAAATACAGAAACAAATGTAGCTTGATTAGTAGCAGGAGCAAAATCTCCAACACCATCTCCACCTGCCATATAAAGAATTACTTGACCTTTATTTTCACCAGCACCAATAAGTGAGTTAAGTCTATTCAACCATCCAATTACTACTGGATTATACTGAGTACCAACAACAGCATCTTGTTCACGGAATTGTGGTGGAGTTTGATCTACAAAGATCTGTCCTTCATCACCCCAAGAAATGTATTCATCATTAGCAGCTTGTTCATAAACAGCAACACCATCAAAAGCAGGAGTTGTAGTTACAGTAGTTGGTGTAGCAGTATCAGGGAATCCTTCAAGAAATGTATTAAATCTAACTTTGTCATATTGTCTCCAACGATTAACATCATATTTTTGTTTAATACCTACAATTTTAATACCCCAATCACTAGTTCCTATAGTAACACTTACTACATCTGTATCAAGGATTGTTGCAGAATCAGCTTGCCAACCGTAATCAAGAGTAATAGTATAAGTACCAGCACCACCTGAAAATCCTGTAACTACTTTATAAATAGATGTAGAAGCAGTTGATGCTCCAAATCTAAGGTAAGTACCTGCAGTAATTGCAGCAGTACCTGTAGTAATTACAGTAACTGCTTTAGAATATTTAACAAGTCCAAAACTTGTAATATCTGTATCTACAGCTGCAGTAGTTGTACTACTATTAACCAATGAAGTAAATACTCTCCAGTCAATACTTCTATTAGGACGGAAGTTTTGAATAAGTGAATTTACAAGACCTGAAGCAACATTTAATTGACCAGCAGTATCTTGCGCAAGACCAAGTGGTGATTGGTAAGTACCATATTTGTAGTTAGCAGGACGCTTACCATAAGCAAATGAATTAGGTACATGTTCAAGTTTAATAGTGTAAAAATTATTAGCTAATACTTGAATATTTCCAGAAGTACCATTAAATCCAATATAATCTACTTGTTCAGTAGCAATAGCACCTGAATATGCAGATGTATTTATAATACTACTAAGATCAAGTACTACTTGTTGAAGAGGAAGATTAGCACCGCGATCTTTAATGATTTTAATTTTAGAATATGTAGTTACAGTACTTGTATCTAATACTTCATTAGACATGTTAGTAATACCCACCCAATTAAGAGTTGTAGAACCTGGAGTAATTTTAGTTCCTGCAGCAGGTTCAGGTGTTATAGAGGGTACAATGAATACACTCTTAATGTTATTTTTTGAATCTAAAGCCATTTTTTTAAAATGTTAAATTGTTGTTTAATTTGTTTTACAAATATAATTGTTTTTGTTATTCCAAACTATCTGCTGTTAGTTGGTTAATAGGTATTTGTTCTCTTACTGCAGCAGACAGTAATTTTACAGCAATATCACAAATTCCTTGATGAGTTAGAGGATCTAATTCACAATCAGTTTGTGATGCTGGAGTATTAAGATTTACAACTATATCATTAGGGTATCTTAAATACCTTAAATAATATTGAGTTACTTGAAATTGTGGTGTTCCATCAGTAATAAGACCATGTATTTTTCTTTCATCACCATTAACAGTTTTTTTACCATGTTCTAGTCTCCACACAAGACCTTCACTACCATTACAGTATGGCCTTTTATAAGGATTAGCATAACTTAAGTTATAATCATCATGTGAGATAGGAATAGTCATCATTCTGTTATATGTAGTAGTTCCACATTGAGGAACATTTGTAACAGTAGCTTCATATATAGGTATCATAAAATCAGTAGGCAATGCCCAGAGAACTTCTCCAGGCAATGCTCCTACTTGATTAACACCTGCAGTTGTGGGAGGAGTAGTTGATTCTTGTGAGTCTTTAACTAAAGCTGATAAACCTTGGATTCTTATTTCAGTTTCTTCAAACCCTTCCATATTTCTGTTACTCTTAGGGTTTAACCTTTGAAGAATATAGTACCATTGTGCTTTAGTTAATAGAATAGTTGCCTCAGCATCTTCAAACCCAGGTGCACTTTGTGAATATAGTGCATCATAGGTCACAAGAACATTATCCCACATCTGATTAGCTGTCATAACCTGATTGCTCTTTTAGTCTTTCTACGATAGCAAAGTTTTCTGGATTTTCAACCCACTTAATAGCTTGAACTTGTGGACCAATATCTTTACCATCTAAAAATAAATATGTTTTTTCTTTGGAAATAACTAGTGATCCTGCTTTAACTGCTCTCATTAAAAGTAGTTTAGAATCTTTATGAACATCTTGAACTAGTTTAAGGAAGTTTACAGGTGAGTCATTAACAATCTTACCCACATAGGCAAACACATAATCATAGTTTGTAGTATTAGTAATTCTTGAATCATATAACCACATAACTTCTTTTAGTTGTTCAATATCTGCTTTAATTCTAGCAAACCAAGAGAATGCTTCTAGTTTTGTATTTAGATCTTCTTTTTCCTGAACTTCAGCAATTTCTTGATCTACAATCATAAATCTGTAAGTACGCTTTCTATTCTTTTCATTAGGAGATGGAGCTACAACATTCTTATTTAACATTAGGACTTTGTATTTAATCATATCCATAGGATTAGATAAGTCTAAAGTGTTAGCTTCATTTCTTAATTTAACAGTGCCTAGTTTTTGCCAGAAAGTATCTGGGTAACGATTACCCTTCTCATCAGTTCTGAATTTACCTACATCTAGTTCTCCTTTGTTAAGTCCAAGCATTCTTTCAAAAAAATCTTGCTCAGTAATTTCTTCATTTGGGAACTGAATAGTTCTAACTTTTGAAATATTATCTAGTGGTCTGTAAATAATACCAGTCTTTTTACTGACAGGTACAGATAAATATGTAAGTGCTGTATTAAATTGATAAGCACCATTGGTTTTATCTTTACCATCTTCAGTAATTTGATACTTATGTGACCAACTATTAGGTCTTACTACTGGTACCACTTTTACTACTTTATCTATTAAAAAGTTTGTCAACTGTTCTGTCTCCATTTCTATTGTCTTTTTAGCCATAATTCTTATTTTTTGCAAAGTTATAAATATTGGGGGAGATATTTCACTCCCCCTTTATTTGTTTTATTATACCAAGTTATAACGGAAGTCTACAACTTTAGTTGGGTCAGTAATCATCATTCCACCCCACATCATTCTGTGAATTTCATATCCATCAGATCTAGATACTGCCATTGAAGGAGAACCCTTACCTGCAGGAGTGAATGGATCACGCATACCTGGGATGTAACGGAATACTGAAGGTTGACCTTTTACAGATACACGCTTAATACCAGCTTCTCCACCAAAGTCAAGAGCAAGCATTCTGCGAGATTCTGTAGTACCACCTTCTGGGTGAACTTCAGGGAACAACACTTTGTCATCAAACATTGGACAGTACATTAATTCAAATGTAATACCATTGATTGAGTAATATTTAGTAAACTGGAAACCAGCAGAAAGTGGCTTAGGAATACCATTAAGTTTTCCACCATTTTCTTTGTAGATAGTAGTATCATTGCTACGTCCAGGACCTTGACCAGAAGTAGTTGCAATCATTAATTCAGTACCACCTTTAGCAAGTACAGCTCTGTGGAAATCACGGATACCATATTCACCTGTACAAAGTGTTACAACCCTGTTACCCATTTCAATTCTACCAATAGAAAGATCCAAGAATACTTCAGTCAAGAAGTCAAGATCCAAAGTTGAGTAGTAGTGAATGTTAGAAGGAGCAATTTGTTCAAACAAACCTGCACCTGATTCCAAAGGATATTTTCCAGAAGCATCTTTGTTCAAGAAAAGATCTTTGTCAGTGAAGTTATGTAGACCATAAAAGTGCATAACTACGTTAGCAACTTCTGCTTGGTACATAGCTACCATATCAAGGTAGTTAATCCAAACACGTTCTTGCTTACCATCTACACCTGGGAAAGTGAATTCCAAAGGATAGTTTTTACCTTCGTTAATCATGTTACCTGGAACTTCATATTCAAAACGCTGCATAGTAATGCGGTTTCTCATTCTGAAAGGTGAAGTAAAGTTAGGCTTCTGACCTCTGTTAGAAAGAGTTGAAGGAGCTACGTTGAAAAACTTAGCCCAACGTGAACCAGCTTCAAGTTCTTCAGCAGGTACAGAAAGCATTGGATCTGAAGTAAGAAGTTCTACTTCATATTCAAAGTTAGTTCCTTTTGGTTTTACAGAGATTACACGAAGTAAGTATTCTGCTTTATTACCTTTAAGAATGTTATCTGGCTCAAAATATTCTTCACCATATACCATGTAGAAAGAAGCAATACCTGCACCAAGTTCACCAGCTGTAGCAGCTGAAGTACCTGTAGCATCATAAGCTTCCAACAAAGGAATATTTTTATCATGTTGACCTTGGAGCATCCACTCATAGAAGTTATTTTCTTCAACTTCTACAGTAGGGAACTGATTGAGGAAATCAAACATCGCATTCTTCAAGTTAGTTCTGAAGATTTGATGAATGGTGTTAGTTACAAGCTGAGGACGCTTCATATAGAGAGCACCCAAGTTATTTGCAGTCACAAGACCATTGTAGTCTTTGGCTGCGTATTTTTGTAGTTGAAATAATTGCATGGTTTTATTTATTTATTTTTTAGGAAATTTTCAAGATTTGTTAATACGTCAACCTCTTTATCATTAAGGTTGTTACTTAGGTTAGAACCTGATTTAAAGGCAGCCTTCTTTAATCTATCATCAATTGATCTAGAAACTTTAGTTTCTGCTAGACGCATAATTTTAGTCAAGTCAGGTTTAAGGTTTCCTTTTTCATCAGTATTAAATAGACCTAGTTCTGTCAAGTAGTGCAGTTGCATTCTAAATGCTTCTGGGTTTCTTCTTGACAAAGCAGCTACTTTATTTAAAGGTTGTTTGTTTTCATCATAAGCTACTGTATCAGTCATAGACTTGTACAATTGCTCTCTCATTTTTTCAGTAAGAGGAACTCCTTTAAAAATCTCAGGAGTTTGATTAATTGTATACTTTAGAGCTTGAAGTCTTTTTTGAGCTTCTTGCTGTCTTTGTTGAGCAATATATTGTTCTTCTTGTTTTTTATGTTCAATTTGTTTTTGAACTTCTTGATTTAATGACTGAGCTGCTTCATAACCTTCTTCAGCAAGTTCATCTAAATCTTTGGCTCTTTCAACATATTTGTTAATTTTTTCTTGAGAAAAACCTTTAGTTTTTAGAAGCTCTCTGTAAAGTTGTTCAGCTTTTTGAGTATTAGATTCTAAATCTTCTCTAGTTACTGAAGCATAATCAATAGCTTTACTACCAATTTCTAAAGATGAATCTTCATCAAGACCATCCATAAACAGTTGGAACTGCTTACGCATCTTGTTTGGCATTTCACTAACAATGTCTTCAAAGATTTTTACACCTCTTTTAAAATCTCTTCTTTCCATTAGAGATTTAAAACTATCAGGTGTACCATCAAATTTAAAATCATCATCCTCTTCAAAATCTTCATCATCAAACAAACCTTCAGATTTTAGCTGTTCAGCTAATACCTTGTATAATGGCTCATCATCAGAAGAAGTAGACTCTGATTTTTCAGTAGTAGGAGGAACAAAATTCTTTGCTGCCTTTTCTGGACTACTTTCATCTTCATCATCATCTGAATCATTGATTAAATTTGATAGTTCTGAATCAAAATCAAAATCACTAGTTTCAATTGTTTCTTTTATCAGATTTTTATCTGAAGAATTGTCAATGGTTTCTAGACCATCACCTTCAGGTTCTCCAAAATCTGGACTGTAAAATTTACTTGTTTTCATATTTGTCTTACAAAATTATTATTAATAATTGTTTATTAAGCAAATAAGCTACCATTTCTATATAGCTTATTTTTTATCGTATTTATTCTTATTTTCCTTAGCTATCTTTAAAGCTGTCTCAGCTTTCATCTCTTCAATCTCTTTTTTAGTTTCCAATTCTTTTTCTTTTAAAGAGATTTTATCCTTCTCAATTTGAACTTTTCTTTGCTCAAGTTGGTCTTTCATTCTAATCTCTTTTTCTTTCTGAATCTGTTGATAAGTTGCCTTTTGTTGTTCCAGTGCAAGCTTGCTTTGTTCAAGTACATCTGGTATAGCATTTTGATTAACATCTTGATCTTGTGCATAGGACATTGCTCTAATTGTTTCAAGTTGTATTTTGTTTTCTCTATCTAACTGTCTGTTAACATCTTCTCTATTAAGTTTCTCCATTTCAAGTTGCAATTCTTGAGCTCTAAGTTCAGCTTGTTGATTTGCCATCTTCTCTTGAGATTCTTGCTGCATTTGCTGCATTTGTTGTTGTTCTTGAGTAATCTTATCTTGAGCTTCTTCTAAGTATCTAGCAAGACCTGATATACTATCTTTCTTGTAAATCTCAATAAGATCTCTAAACTTAATTTGACCTGTCTGCATACCTGCATGTGCAAGTTGGTTAAGTGCTTGCATTAACTCTTGAGTATTTGGACCATCATCTATATGGATATCATATTCTGATTCTGAGAACTCATCATAGTAACTAACTACTTCAGCACCCATATCATCAAGAACAGCTTGTACTTTATGTGGATTTTTCTTCCATACATACTTAGCAACTTCCATTAATCTTTGCATACAATCTCTTTTAAATGAATTATGCAATGAGAAATACTTTTCAGTCATAGAGTTAGATGCTGTCCATCCCATATTAGATGTACCTACATTAGCATCACCTT